CGGCTGAGCTAAACTCCTCGAGCAACTGATACGCCATCTCCACATAGCTGTGGAAAAGCTTGGCGTTACTCTCGGTCGGCCGCTCGCCTACTTGACGCCGCCAGTCATGCTGCCAGCGCTGTCCCTTAGCCTGAACTTTGGCTTGAGTCATGGTTCCTGTGGAAAACTGAGTTGATTTGCCTGCGTTCTTCGGATGCGCAGCCCCCGCCCTTTCTTTTTTTCTATACGCAACTCGCGTCGCGTGGGGTGTTGGAGAAGCGTCAGGAAATTTTTTATCCTTTTTAGCCCCTATAGGGGGCGCCCCTTGCAAAAAGTGTCATCCCTACAGGGGTTTTGCCCAAGAATTTAGACAAAAATGCCGGGGTTTATGGCCCCGGCTATCAACAAAGATTCAATTAACGCCTTTACTTATTGATTTGCTTCGTTAAAACGAGCAGAAGCTGCGTAAGCCTTGGCGTATTTTTCGTAATCCGGACGTTCTTCCGACAATTTATCCCTGGCACCCGTAATAAAGGCCTTGACTTCAAAGTCTTCAGCCCCTGCTTTCTTCAAATCTTTAGCTGCGTCTGCAATAGCGTACAGAGCAGTGGCTTTTTCTAAGGCGTACTTGGGGTCCATCGCGTTATTAACCCAAATGTCCAGCGATTCTTTTGGTAATAGTCTACTGTATTCACTTTTTCCCTAAGTTTCCCGCCTTAAAATACAAAGAACAAGAAATTTATAGCTAATAAGTACCCAATGGCCCTGTCTCCTGCCGATTTTGCCGCCTACAGCCGCGCCACTGGTACCCCATACCCAGAAGATCCGGAGGAAAGGGCTGCTTTAGCCCCGGCGGTACGTGATTTTCGCGCCAATCAGCTCCGTCAACCCCAACAGGAGTCCCCATTGGCGGGAATTTTGGGTGCCGCAGCTTTAGGCTTAGGTGCACTGGGGGCTGGTGCGCTTGGTTACCGGGCATTAGCGGGTCGTCAGGCGCCTACTCCCATTGGAAAGCCTCGTGTTCCGCGTGAATCCGATCTTCGGGCGGTATCTCAGGCACCCTTGGTCCGTCCTTCCAAGATTGCAGCACCTGAAGCGGCAATTCCGCAGGCAACTGTAGATCTTTCCAAGTTTGAGGACGATTCAGAGTTCTTGAAACAGCTAGAGCTGGAAGAAGCTGAAGCATATTCAGCAACTCCAGAAGCTCAGCAGGAAATGCGTCGCGCTACCCGTGCGGTCCAAGGAGTTGAGTCAAAAGAAAAAGCATTTGCTAAAAATGCGCTTCTCCAATTGCGTCGTGAGCAAGAGGCTGCGGCAATTCCGCAGGCAACCGTTGATTTAACCAGTATTCAACAAGATCTTATCGATGAAGTTCGCAGTCAACAGGTCGAAGCCTCTGACGCAGGACTTGATCAAGTTATTTCCAAGGGCATTGTAATGCCCGAACAACGTGAAGTTAATAACTTTGTTAGTTTTAGTCGCGATGCAGATCGTATTGCGAGAACATCCCAAGTTGCCGAGCAAGTTTCCAGGTTCCCTCAAGAAGTTCGGCGTATCGCTGAAACAACTCCCAAAAAAATCGTCAGCGGCAACGTTTGGGAATTAGAAGAACAGCTGGAAGAACTTGGTCGCCAGGCTCAGGAGTTTTACGGACCTCGTTACGAAAGAACCGGACGTTCAGTCTCAGATCTGACCGGTGAGCTGGAACTAACCCCGCAACAAGCTCGTTCGTTACGTGGTGCCAAGATTGGTAGCGTTTCCACCCGTAGTGGCCTGAGCGCAGGACGCGCTCTTGACCTGAGTACGGTTTCTGATTCGGCTACTGCACGCAATCGTTTTACACCTGAGGAAATTTTGGAGCGGACAATGGCTGCCGCTTCTTATCCACGGGCAATCCGTGATCAGATTTTAAATCCCGAAGTACCACGCGAAAGGATTACTCAGTATCTCGGTACAACTCCCAAAATTCGCGGCGGGGCTGTTAGCAGCAACCCAACAATGGAAATTGCTGGTGGCGCTCGTGCTTCCATGCCGGATGCATTGGTCGAAGAACTTGAGACTGCTGGTGTTGGTGGTACGGGCTTGACCTATCACGACACAACAAACCTTAAGCAGCTTCAGCAGAAAGAAAAGCTAGAGCAAGCAGGTTTTAGCTACGACCCCAATACTGGCAACTACTATCAAGAAGTCGACGATTACGACTATGACCCAACTGAGGTCATGACCGCCAATCGCGAGATGGGTACGGATTATGGTGATACGGAAGGTGTCGGTAACCTTTTAATCGAAACGGAGTCTTTCCGCGAACGTACCAATAAGGGTACGACTCAAATTCCAGGTGTAGTGCAACAAGCTTCAGCTGCTGCCCCTGGTTCCGAACGTCAGTTACGTGCGGCTGATGTCGTTGTTCCGCTCCGCCGCGATCCTTCTGGCATTCAAACGGCAGGTATTAACGTCCTTGGTCAAAATCCAAATCTTTCCTTTGGTCAACTTCTTCGCATGCAAGATGTTGGTTACAAGGGTGGAATGGGTATTGAAACTGCTGACATCAATGTTGGAACCAATAAGTTGATCGGTGGTTTTGAAACGGCTGTTGACGTTGTTCCTGCCAAGATCACAACCCAACCCGTTTCGGATTGGGCTCCAGACATCATGTATGGAGAAACCATTCCTGGTACAAATATTCGCCAACCGTACAAGCCAACATCTCGTCGGGTGATTGTTGGTGAAGGTCCGTTGCTTGGCATTCGACGTACGCCTCTGACGCAGGGTGAGCAACGCGTTGGTTGGACCACATTAAAGACTGCAAAACCGGAGCCTGTTGCTCTGGATCGAGCAACGATTCAAAGTGTGGCAGAAAGAGCGCAATCGGATTACTTCAATAATCCTTCCGCTAAAGCTGCCTACTTACGTGAGAACAATCCCGAAGCTTTAGAACTGGGCTTGGCACAAGGCAAGACGCTTTCTAATATCGGTGAGGCCTATGACTACCAGGGCTTTATTGTTAAAGCGGTTGACGATTATTTAATGAATCAAGAGGGAATTGACATTCCTATCCTTAAACCGCAAATTAGTCAGGCCTCCGGCAAGCTTTATTACCCCCAAGAAGCCAATGCAATGGTGATGGGCCTTTTGAAGACTGAGAAGGATACGCCAATCTTTGGTGAAAGGATCCAAGTCAATAAAGAAGGCAAAAAAGTTGTTGCCGGCTTTAATCCATACGGTTATCCAATTTACAAGACGACCGGTAAAGCAGCTCCAATCCCTGGCCAATACCAAGTCAGAGGTCAAGGTGGGATTGATCCCATGACCATTGGAGACGAAGGTGCTGATGTTGATGTGGCCTACTACTCGCCACGTATTTCCACAGCTCCTCTAAGGACAACGGGTGTTGCCATTGAACCTTCTACTGTAACTGGCGCTCAAATGTCTGCTCTGCGTGGTCAAATGGAAACTCCGCCTGAAGGTTTACGTCTTCGTTCTCCTGGCTCTTTCTCTCGTACTCAAAATCCTTACACAGGACCAGCGGCTCCGGCCATGGGACCTGCGTCTCGTGTGTTAACAGGTAACTATCAGTACACACCAGAGCAACTGCAGTTAAATCTGCCGTCTTCCAAACCTCCAGTCAATGTACAAACTGTAGAATATTATGAACCACAGGCTTCCAATCTTGGGTCTGTAATGAAACAATTACAAGCTCAGGCTGGTCGCCGTCGCGGAAGTCGTCGTCGTTAATCATGGCTGACAAAAAAAAGAAAGACAAAAAGTGGATCCAAGGCATGGACATGAAGGAAGGCGCCTTCACTGCCAAAGCCAAGCGCAAAGGGATTACCTCTGCTCAGCTCCAGGCAAATGTTCTTGCCAATCCTGATCAGTACGATGAGAAGACCGTAAAACAAGCACGGCTTCGCAAGACGCTGGTAGGCTTGAAGAAGACTAAAGACGGCAAGAAGGAAGGCTGATGGCCAAAGACCATAGGCTTGAGTTAGATCGTTACCTTGATTACGGTAAAGATCTTTTTGCCAAGAGGAGAAATCTTAATTTTGATGACCTCTTTTCGGTCAAAGCAAACAGTGGTGCTCCCCCCTGGAACCTCAATCGGTTTGATAGTACGGACTTGCTCCGTCGAGTCCAAACAAAAAAGTTAATCCAGAACCCTGGTCTTCAACAGGTTGGCGAGGGTCTTACTGAGGTCTTTGCTGGTATTGGTCGGTTTGATCGCAATAAAGATTACGACTTCATGAATGGGCGTGCCCTGACTAACCAACGCCCTGAAGAGCAACCAGGTTTTACACAAACGTGGGGTGAGTTCTACTCCCTTAGCCCAACCATGGATCCAGGCAAAAGGATTAGTAACCCAATGCCTCGTGCGAAGAACCCGGATCCCAAAGGCTACATCATGGCGCAGATGGAGCAAAAAGCTGAGAACGAAGCTGAGGATAAAAAATCAGTTGCCCAGCTTCTTGCCGGCGACAAAGAAGACGGTAAAGACTAACAATTTATAATGAGTAAAAAGGATAGATAAATGGCGCCGTTAGCGGGTGGTTGGTTAGGTAGAAATATTGGCTCTGCTATTAAAGCCGTGCTCCCTGGTACCGCTTTAACTGCAGGCTTTGGTGCAATGGGTGCAGGCCCCAAAGGCGCTTTAGTGTATGGCCTTTCAGATATCGCAACATCTTTACCAGCAACATTGCTTGGTCGTTATGCAGGTCGCAATATTAAAAGTCAACCTGTTCGCAACGCTATTGAAACGGGTGCCAATATTATTGGATCGTTAATTGGTACCGAAGTTGGATCTTCGGTTTTAATGGCTGGCCAACCGCAGCAAATTGCTCAGCAAATTGAACAACGCTCCGTTGTTAATCAACTTCCTTTAAGTCAACAACTCTCTGAACTTTCCCCTGGCACTCAGTATCAACTACCAGCAGCAGATCCACAACATTTTGAAAACTTACTAGGACAAACCCCTCGTAATCAGTGGATGCAATACTTAAGTCCAGAAGATCAAGCAATGCTTCAGGGCGCTCTTAACCCGAGACTGTGATATGTTTCAGAATTTCTTGAATGAATTAACGACGGGTGCGCGTAAAAGCGCAGAGGCTAGTCGTCAGGCTTACTTAAAAGGTGAGTACAACCCAAGCATTCTCAAGGACATCCCAGGGCTCCGTGGTGAATACCACCGCAACCTTAAGTCCTTAGGAGTGTCGATGCAGGAGACGCCTACTCAAGCAGTGGGCGCCTTCGGCGCAAGGTTGTTAACTGATATCACGAACGACGGCACCCGTGGTATTTATTGGCGTTACAACCACCCCTTGGCGATCATGGGGGCAGGGGCGGAGGCAGCGATTGGCAAGGAGGCGTATCGTGCATTAGGTCCAACAAAGACAGGCCTGATTGGCGCAACAATTGCCATTCCAACCACTGCATTGGCTGGCGCTTACGACATTACCAATGTTGGTGAAATGTTTAGGCCAAAGGGTTTCTCCCAGGCCTATGCAGAAGAAGGTTCTGAGGATCGTCGGGAGACTTCTCAACCAGCTAGTGAGTTATTTGAGCGTTTCTTTTTGGGACGTACGGGACGCCCTTTAAAGTATGAAACCGCTAAGGAGGACATCCCCTCCTTGACGCCTGAACGCTACGGGAACTATCTTAAGAACTACTATCAAGACAAGGGTTTCCTTGGCATTGTCAAAGCAACTCCAGAAAACTTGCAAGGTGTTCCAGAAGCTCGCGTCCTTGGTTATCCAGTCACTATTCCTTCTGTTACTACTGCTGTTGGTGGAATCGTGGGTGCTGGTGCCGCTATTAGAACAGCACCGTTAGTGAAGAATGCGTTCCGACGTGGGATTGCAGGTGCAGCTGGTGGCGCCGCAGCAGGCGCAATGTTAGGCAACCTAGCCAATGCTGCATTAGCAGCAAAACCAGCAGAGAACCAGTTACCAACTACTGCTCAGTATGAAATGATGCAGTGATAGAATTTATCTTATAAAAGACTTATTCATAAATGACGCCGCAAGAATTAGCCGCTATGCAGGCGGGCTTAGATCCACGAGCTTACTATCAGGATCCGTATGCAGCTGCGCGTGCTGGTCAAGTGGATCCTGAAACACTGCCGCCCCGTGGAGCAACTCCTATTGTTCCTAAAGGTCCTCGCCCTACAGGTCAGGAACAACTCCAAAACTTCATGAGCCGCGCAGGTCAAGCAGCAAGCGCCATTCCTAGTCAAATTGGACAGCAATACACACAATTAAAACAGCGCTTCCCACAAGCTGGTGGTTATGGTCGTACTGCACTTGGAGTTGCAGCAGCCGTTCCCGCCCTTGGCGCTTCTTATCAGGAACTGCAAGAAGGTCGTCCTTTAGGTGCAGTTGCCGCCCTTGCTCCCGCAGGTTTATCGGTCCTTGGCTCTCGTTTAATTGGTAAAGGTCCTATCGGAACTGCAGTTGGCGTTGGTTTAATGGGCCTTGGCGCCGTTCTCCCCGGTGCTGCAGCCCAAGGTGCGGAGTCTGTGCGTCAAGACGTGACCGGCAAACCAACCAAAGGCAAAGAGGGTGAGTTCTCTACCCAAATGGCAATGGCCCAGCAGATGGGTGAACTGGGCGCCACTCAGTACCGTACCAATATGGGCACTTATACCAGTGCCATGAAAGATCTGTCGAAGTTCTATTCAGATCAAAGTTATTATGACCTTCAGCGCAATGTTCCCATCATCGAAAAGATGAAGAACTCTGAGCTGACTCGTCAACAAGCTTTAATGAACACTCAGGGTCAACTCCAAGGCATGCTCGGTGTTCTTGCTACTGGCGGTGCGCTGGCACAAGGCGCACAAGCTAATACTGCTGGTCTGATTGGTACCGCACTGACCGCTGCTCCTTACGCAGGTTCTGTGCTGCAGGCTCCTCAAATTCGCTTTGGTTGATTGATATGGCTCCCTTCAAAACCCCATTTAACCTGTCAGAGGTTAATTATTCGATGCCAGGCATTAAACCCCTGGAACTAAATGCCAATACGTCTGGTTTGGCTGTTGGTCAGGGGTTTGCTTTAGGGACCGAACCTCAACTTGCCGGTCGTTATGCTGGTCTTGCGGAAGAAGTAACGACAACAAAGAAGAAAAGCCCAATCGATAAAACAAAAGAAACTATCGAGGCGATGGGCATTGATCCCAACTCCAGCATGGGTAGCCTCTTCGCTATGAATCTTCTTCAGAAGTACGAAGAGCAAGATAGCGATAAATTCAAAGAAGAAGCTGAATACTTCTTTGACTTAATGCAACGGAATGCTGATCGCGCTCAACAGCGTGGTGAGCGTTCTACCTTAATTGCAGGTCTTGTTGATCTTCCCAATAAGATTCAACAGGCTCAGGATCGCCAATACGCCTTCTTCCCGGAGCAACTTGAAGCGATTCGCGCCAGCATTAGCCGACCTCAATTCTTTGGCGGTGTAGGAATTTCTCAATACCTTAAGTAAAATAATTAAAAAGAGGTAGTTATGAGTATTTTTGATAACCCATCTTTCGGTGTTGATACTGCAGGTGCCTTTGGTGGCATGGGCGATGCTTTAGGAAAAGATCCTTTTGGTGGGTTTGGCGGTTTAAACGTCGGTGGTTTTACGGGCGCTACACCCAGTTATGGGGGAGGCGGCGGCTTTGGTGGGTTTGCTCAATTTGCTCCACTCCTCGCTGGCCGCTTTGGTTCCATGCTGATGGGTAATGCAAATACCGCTCAGTCGGCACAAAACGCCATGGGTACTTCCATTGGTATGTTTGATGTCAACCAGGGCGTTACTGCAGCCAATCGTCGTCAATCTATTTATGACGAGATGATGGCTCCTATTTACGCTTCTCGTGTCAAGATGAATCCTGAATATCGTCGTGGTCAAGTTCGTGACATGATGCTAAGCAACTGGAGCCCAACATCTGCTCTCCTGGCTTAAATCCAGACGGGTTAAAATAACAGAAGAAGTAGCCGCCGGTAGAAATGGCTTTTAATTTTGGTAGTTTTGGTGGAGGCGTAATATCGGGCGCAGGCGCCGGATCTGCCTTTGGTCCAATTGGTGCTGGTATTGGTGCCGCACTTGGCGGTATCTCCAGCCTTTTTGGTGGCGGGGGCAGTGGCGGTACGCAGTTCCTTCCTTCGGAGCTGATGCAACGTTACATGGACATTGGTTTGGCGGAAGTCAAACCTCCAAAGTGGCAAAAGAAGTTAGATAGGCAAGAGTTCCAAAACCTTGTTCGGTATGGAGACCGTGGCGCTGCGGAAGACATGTTCCGTGGCCTTGCTGAACTTTATCCAACCGAAAAACTTTACGCAAAAAAACTAAAGAAAAGTCTTAACAAGCCAGTCGATTTAACTTCTACAGGTTGGGACACCGCTAATCGTATTTACGAAAATGCTGGCCTTAGTTTTACGGATGATCAATTTCGTAGCATGGCTAATGAGGCTCAACGTGCTGGCGTAAGGGGCTCCGCTCAGTTTGGTGATTTCATCAAGCAGAACTTAATGGCTCAAGGCAAAATCTTGACACCTTATCAGCAAGCTCTTGCCCCTATTTTCGGTACGCCGAGGCGTACGGAAGAGGGAACTTATACTAATGATTACATGTGGAGTCGTTAAATCATGGCCAATAAAAAGAAAAAACAAGATCCCAAGCAAAGCGCTCAACAACTTTTAAAGAGCTTTGGCTCAAGAATTGGTGGGAAAGAAGTTAAAAAATTTGAAACGCAGTTTCCAAATAAACCTCTTAAAAGCGTTACTAAGTACGCAAAAAAAGAAAAAGGTGTCAAACTTGGCCCCAATGCCAAAAAGTACATAAACAGTAAAAAACCCATTGTTCCTGGTGATCTTGATAAAAGCGGTGGCGGCAAGCCAAATGACCAATCTGGCGGCGGTATTTTTGATGTTGTCGCAGGGCATGAAATAGATGTAGCCAACATCTACGCAGATGCTGATAAGTACATTGCGGACGCTGAGGTTCGTGGTATTGACATCAGCTCTGGCCGCGCCCTGGAAGGTACTAAGTACGCTGCCGACAAGGAATCAGAATGGCGTCAGGCAGTAGCCAATATTGAAGTTAAAGGTCGCCTTGATCTCCAGCCCATCATCAATGCTGGCCTTGAGAAAGTTGCTGGCATTGAAGCACAAGCTCAACGTGACGTAGCCGACATCACTGGTAAGTACGACGTGGAGGGCATCCGCGTCCGTGGTGAAGCCGATAAGCAAATCGGTGGCATGCAGCTTGCGGGCAACATGTATAATCTGATTAACGCTGCCTTCGGTTAATACTCTTAGAATAAGGACATTAATAGCGTAAAACTATGACTACTTCGAGTTCTCCTACTGATTATTTTGATATCAGTAAGTTCCAGCAACTGCTTGATAAACTTGAGGCTTCCAAGGGTCGTCAAAAGCGTCAAGAGTCCCTGGAAAACCGCCGCGATCAGTTCGCCGCTGGTATTGCCAACGTGATGAGCAACTTCTGATTTAGGTATACTGAACAATGACTTCAAGTCTCCCCAGCGTACCAGCTGGTCAAACAGATGTCGATGACTGGTTTGACCTAGATAAGTACAAACAGGCAGCCGAGGTTGCTTACGGTTTCTCCAAGCAAAAAATGGAAGAAGCCGGTTTACAAGAACGTGAGACGATTGGTAAAGGTGCCACAGAACAAAGAACCTCTGCTGAACAAGCGCAACGCTTTAAAGAAGGCGACGAGGCCCGCGACTACAACCAGGCCCAACGAGCTTATCGATATTGAGTTATTCGACCAATGGGTCGATAACTTAACATCCGCTGAGCAAGAGTCGTTCACGCAATTTGCTGCCGATAATTTTTCGGTTATTGAGTCCTACCTCTACGCCAGGTTTCTTGGTTACAGAGGCAGCATTATTCCGTGTGAGCAGTGGGTAAAGTCTCACTATCCAAAGCCTGATCACCGCAAAAAACTCCTCTATGAAATTGAAGAGATGCAGGAGGATATTCGGAAGTTACGAGATGACGTAGATAACGGTATTGTGAAACGGGATGCTGGTGTCGCACGAATCGCTGGCATGCAGAAGGAACTACGCGGGACGATTGCCCAGGTGGAAGCTGCTACTGGTAGTCGTGATCGTAAGGGCTTACTGATGGCTGGAGCAGACCGCGCCATTCGTGAGTTGATGGCCATCTTTAAGGATGACCCCATTGAGCTTCCTTTGGAAGAAGCCTCAATGAGTGTGTGGGCTAAAATGCAATTTGAAGAAAGTTAAGCTGAATTAAATTAAGTAATGAACCCTTCACCTCAAGCACAATCAGCGCCAGATGCACGACTTGCCGGCGGCATGATCAATATTGTTCAGCAGCTGCAAAAGAATCGTTTTTCTGGTTCTCGTCAATTACAAGGCGCACCAATCGGTGGAGAGTCGCAGCAAGGAGCAGAAGTTCTAAACGCCCTCCGTAATAATCGCCCTGATGTCCAAAAACAAGATGCCACCTCAGCTCCTCGCCCACTTCAAGGGAAAGGAGAACAAGAACAAGGACGGCAGCGAAATGTCGGACAAAGACAAGCGCAAAGCGGCTCTCGACAAGGCGCGTAAATATCAAGAACAGAAGAAAAAGAAGTAGGTTAGTATTCATTGATAGTGAATACTAAACATTGTGCCTGCATATCAGCACCTTGCCTACCGACGTAATGCGCGAGCTGCTGCACGCAGGCAACAGATTCGTCCACCAAAGAACCTGGAGACTCTTCAGCAAGCCAGGGATGACTTTGGTTTCTTTTGTGATTACGTAGCAGATAAACCTCCGGCTGAGCACCACAAAGAATGGCACCGGCACTTTGTGACAAAAGAGGACAGCAACTGCCTCCTTAAGATTGCTGGACCCAACATCGATCTACTTGCACCACGGGGTTCCGCTAAAAGCACGATCCTTGGCCTGTTTACGGCGTGGGCTATTGGTGTGCACACCATGGCCAAGAAGCCACTGCAGATTCTTTACTTGTCGTACACGGTTGATATTGCACGTTCCAAGTCCGCAACTATCAAACGAATTATTGAAAGCAAGCGGTATCAAGAAGTCTTTCCAACCGTACGTCTTCTGAAGAACGTCACCAGTAATGAGTACTGGTCGATTGATCATAAGTTTGCTGGCATCGACACCACCGGTGAAGAACAATTTACGCTCTGCGCTGCAGGTCTTAAAGGTTCGGTGACCTCCAAGCGTTCACACCTGGTCATCATCGATGACGCTATCAAATCCGCAGCAGACATTTCCAACCCTGACATCCGCAAACAGATGCAGGACAACTGGAACGCTGTGATCGCACCAACCATGTTTGAAGGTGGTCGTGCCATTTGCCTTGGGACCCGTTTCCGTCATGACGACATTCATTCCACGACTTTCAACCCACAGAACAACTGGATGCAGATTGTTCTCTCCGCCATCCTGAACGATCCCAAAACCGGAGAGGAAAAGTCGTATTGGCCGGAGATGTGGTCTCTGGACTACCTACGGGAAAAGAAACGGCAAGCACCGATTGCCTTCTCGTTCCAGTACATGAATCAGATCGTCAGACAGAACGAGCTGTCCCTGGCACCAGAGCTGATTGTTAAGGCGGAGATCGCTACAGAATTTGATGCACTTGGCGTGGGTGTGGACCTGTCGGCTGGTACGAAAGAGAAGAATGACTACACGGTGATGGTTCTGGGGGGAAGGATCGGAGATCAAGTGCACATCATTGATTACCGCCGTTTACGTGTCATGGGCAACCTGGAAAAACTGGACGCCCTTAAGGAACTTCTGAACGATTGGTCAATCCTTGGCAAGGATGACAACGGTAATTACTTCCCAACTTACTCAACGTGTGACATCTGGAGTGAAGCGGTTCAGTACCAGGCGTCATTGGAAGCCGACTTCAAACGTGTTTGCTTAAATAACGAAAGTCTTTACAACCTGATTTGGCATCCCGTCAAAGGTTTCCGTTCTGACAAGTTGGCACGCTTCCGTGGAATTATGGGCATGTTCGAGGATCGCAAGATTATCTTCAATCGATTCCGCAACTTCACGGCCATGTTTGAGGAATTAACTAACTTTGGTGTCAGTAGTCACGATGACACGGTCGACGCGTTAGTATGGTTAGTAACGGGTCTTGCTCGCAAAGGCCAATTACAAATTGACTATTGATGGAACGAGTCAATCCTGAAACCGGGAAACCCTGGAGGTACGGCGAGGTTGGTCCTGATGGCCGCATATTTTTAGCTTATCGCCGAAAGTCAAGAATAAACAAAGACGGCACATTTCAGATGAATTGGCTGACTCCTGCAGCATGGGAAAAAAGACAGGTTAGTTGCCGTGAAGCTGCCAAACGATCTCAAAAAAGAAACGCAAAGATTATCAGAGAGGAGAAACTTAAGAGAGGTTGTTTGAAGTGTGGATACAGAAAACATCATGCTGCTTTAGATTTTGATCATATAGATCCTTCTACTAAGGTTCGTGACATTGCAAAAATGCACACGACGAATACCGAGGCGCTAAAACAGGAAATAGCGAAGTGCCAAGTCTTATGCGCTAATTGTCATCGAATAAAGAGTTATGAACAACGCGCTGCCTGATGCTTTGGTTTGGTTGGTGACCGGTTTGGCAAGAAAAGGTCAGCTCCAGATCGATTACTGATTTTAAAATTAGAAGAAAAGTAATTCAGATTCGTGGGTCCGGAATACATAGCCATTGGCTTAACAGCCATTATTTCCGCAATTACTGGCGGGGGTTGGGCTGCTAACCGATTACTTGATCGACAACGCGAACGCATCCAACAAGCGTTTGATTACACCGGATCCCAAAAACGGAGGATTGACCTTTTGGAAGACCAAATTAATCGCATGCCAATGGAGTATGTTCTTAAGGTTGACTTCCTAAGGGAGATCCAAGAAATGCACAATAATTTTCGCGAAATAAATAATAAGCTTGATAAGCTAATGGAAAAGATTTTGTCCAAATGACCTACGTCGTTGAAGTACAGGAAGACGAGAACGGAGATCAGTTCATCGTTTTACCAGACGAAGTAATCGAAGATCTTGGCTGGCTGGAAGGCGATCTCCTTAACTGGGACGTACGCGGTGAAGGCATCATACTTTCCAAAGTAAACGATCCGTCTGGCTACGAAGTTATAGAAGACTAAAATAAAAAGATCAAGGAAGAGGGCATGGAACTAGCGGGACGTTATTTTGGTACTGGTTTTGATTCGGCACCGATCATGATCATGATGCCAGTAGAGCCAGAGCAAGAAATGTCAACGAAGCCCTTTGAGACAATGGGCGGCGTAACATCTCCCCGTGTGCCTTCCCCTCTGAAAGCATATGAGTACATGGCGGCCCGTAGGCCTCCAGGCAAATTCTCAACGGCACCAAAACAAAAGCGTTAAAGGATAGCGCAGTAAAATAGAAAGATTGCAGTGAGTTAAAGATGACAGTTCGTTATTACGGAGAACAAAACGTACCGGGTGCACCTGGCCAAACTTTTTTGGCTGGCAATCCAAGTTTTGATATTAATCGTCGCCAAGGAGCCTTGGGTGGCCGTTCTGGCGAACAACTTAAGCGTCTTTATGAGGGCGGTACCCAACAGAATCAGCAGTTGAACGAAGAGTTACGTCTTCGTAATCTTCTTCCAGGCGTTCAATTACCTATGTCCATGGGTGGCATGCAGCCTATGGGTAATGCAGGCGCATTTGTCGATAACGCTCAAATGTTCATGGGGCCTCAGTTTGGTCAAATGCCAGTGGGTTTCCAGAACAAGTTTGTTTCCTGAAAACTGCTACCATTAAAGAAAAAGAGGAAATAGTTAATGGCCGACGCCAAAGCCAGACTTCAAGAAATCATCAACGCTTATCTCGATAAAGATAGCAATATCGTTGTTGATACTGGCATTGTGGCGGCTCACATCGCCCAGATGAAGCTTTTTGGTATTCGTCAGGGCGTTGAGTTCTTCCCAGGTCAAGATAACTTCGGTGCGCAGCGCAAAGATTTTATCGACCGGGTGTTGAAGTACAACCGGATGGATACACGCCTGGATTCCATCTGGGAGTATTTCCTTTGTGATGGCCAGGGCCTTTTCTACATCCGCCCAACCAAAGCAAACTATCGCCTCTATTACTTCCGTCAACATGAGTACCGTGCGTACTACAACGTTGATGGAGAACTGGATGAAGTGGTGATTATCTACAGTTATAAGGTCAAGCGTGGAAATGGTTTTGGCGATCAAATTAATACCACCAACCTGACCGGCAGCCAAAGTACTTACAACCCTGGGGCAAAGCGTTATATCCGTCTATCGATCAAAGCAAACGAAATCGAAGAAACCCATTCGGAATCTGAACTGACGTTCGACATGCCGACGTATTCCATCACTGGAAATACCAAACAACTCAAGAATTCCTTGGGCTTCATTCCTTGCGTTGAGATTCTCAATAATCCTCAAGGTTTCTCATCCGAAGGTGTAGGCGATTTTGATTCCATGGCGAATCACATCGTCACCCATGATGACTTAATGCGAACCATTCGCAAGAACATCACATTCTTTGGTAACCCAACGCTGCTGTCCTCCAGGCCTAAGACCGACCTGATTGAGTCCGGTGGCGATGGCATGGTCCAGCGTCCATCAATTGCAGCAAACTCTGGTTTTGCCAGCCCATCACCGATGAGTCGGTCGATGTTTAAGGCCGATCCTGTTAGCCGTGGTGTTGACGGTCAACTTCGTGTTCCACGCGTTATCGCAAACCTGGAGCCAAACGACCGTGTTGGTTACATCGTTCCTGATGCAATTACTGGTGACCAGAATGCTTTTGCCCGACAGTATCGCGAAGAAATTCGTACTGCTCTTGGCGGTGTGGATGAGTTGTCGATTTCTGCTGGTGTTACTGCAACTGAATACAAATCCCTATTTGGGCGGGTCGCTGCGACATCTAAGAAAAAAGCAAATGCCATTTATACTCACGGCATCTGTAGGTGCCTTGAGTTAATTATTTATCAGGAAGAACAACTCTTCCGTTCCACACTTGCAGCTGCAGCTGGAATTGAGAAGCCAGTGCCTCTGCCTCCTGGTGCACCACCGGATGCTGAGCAAGGTTATCAGGATGCTCTTCAGGCATATAACGACCAGCTCAAAAAGCTTATGATGGCGTTAATTGAGACCCAGATGATTCCACCTGGGGTTACTGGTCTCATTCCTGATGGTGATGTCACCGTTCAGTGGCGTTGGTTAGGTCCTGTTTATGAGGACTCAACCCAAGACGTGCTCAACAACTCAATTGTTGTAAGAAATTTGCAAGAGTTAGGTGTTGATAGCATTGAAGCACTGAAATACCTCTTCCCGTCTAAGACGGATGAGGAACGGGCCTCGATGCTCTCGGGGTTCCCGTTCAGGATGGTGAACGAATTACAGGGTGCATACTCTCAGTTCGCTCGCCTTGTGGGGGGAATGATGCAAACTCCCCACCCGCAGGCACCGGATCTACCGATGGCTGCGGATCCAAGATTGGATTTAACTCCATATCTGTATCGCACCTTAGAAGCTCTACAAAAGGAGATGAGTTATGCAGGACGCTACCGTCCAATCGATCCCACAGACGAGCCAAGTTCCGGCAGCGGTGGCTCCCAGCAGCTACGTGGCACCGGCACCCAGCAGCTACCAAGCAGCTCCGGCCCCACAGGCAGCTCCAGTGGCGTATCAAGTGGGTACGAGTTACCCCCAAGCCGTTCCGCAGGCGGCCCCCAGCTACCAATCCGCCCCTACTCAGTACGCCCCCCAATCCCAGTCGGAGGCTCCGAGCAGCCCATGGGAATCGGCGTTCAACAAGGTGGTGAACCTGCTGAGCAGTCCAGTTCAATCCCCGTTCCAGGGTCAACAATCTCCGACGACTCAGTACAGTCCAGCCAACTACGGTCTGGCCAGCGGCCAACCTACGCAACAATCGGCTCCGCAGACCTGGCAAGCCAACCAGACATCCTCGCCCAACTCTTCCCCAACCTCCTCCAATCTATCCTTGGAGCAGGTGTCGGAACTCCTGGGGTGGAGTCCGGAAAGCCAGTACGTGGTAAGCGCGTACGGTCTGGAAGCACCCGCAATCCTAAATAACTATGCTCTCCAACTGGAGAACATGCTGGATAGCGCTGTCACCTGGGGCACTGAAGCCAAAGGTCTGATTGAACAGTACGCTGAGTTCGCTGTGAACGAGCGTCAGGAGAACCAGGCTTACAACGAGATCCTGACCAATCCTGATGTTCTGAGCGACTACACGCTTCAGTTCTTTGGTCCCGAAGGTCCGTACCCTGTGTATGAGAACGAGCAGGAACTGGTAACTCCTGGTTACCCGACCCAGCAAGTGGATCCGAACGCCAACTACATGCCGGCTCCTCCTTCCGCTGCCGCTCCTCAGCAGCCCGAGAACTTCTGGGGTTCCTTCAAGCAGCAGATGGATTACGATCCTTCACAAGCATGGCGGATTCTGAACCAGGCTCAGCCTCAGGTTGTTGCTAACAAACTCTTTGTGATGGAGTGAGGCCATGCGTGGCGCTCTTAAATATGGTGTGCCAGTTGCCGCTGGTTTAGGACTGGCGGCTTATGGCGCTCAACAAGGAGCTACGCCAGGAGAAGCTGCACTGATGGGTGGCGGTGCCGCCCTCGGTGGTGCAGCTGGTCTACTTGGTGCTCGCGCACTTGCTGGCAAGTACAGCAGTGTTTTACCAAATCTTGTTTCCAAAGGTATGGAAGCAGGTATTGGCAAATCAGGCCGCTCTGTTCGTGAACGTTTAGAGCAACAAATTGTCAATAGCCCTGAGTACATGAGCAGGGGTCAAGCAAAGACTCTTTATGCACCAGAAACAGTTGGTAACATTGCAAGAACTGCGGTACTTGGAGCACCTGCTGCTCTTCAAGCCGCTGCTCGACCCGGTTTTGCTGCGGGCTTAGTACCAGCTTCTGCTTTAGCTGCTGGTATTGGTGGTGCTGCAGCTGCCCAAATTCCGGGTGCACTTGGTGTTCCAGGATTTGCGCCTCAACCGATTGACTTAGGCACGGATCTTATTGATCCCGAATCCTATGGCTCCAGCAACTCCTTGGGTGCTCGTTACAAGGCCCCAACTATGCAGTACGTGTAATAAATAAATTACGCACTGCTAAAATTTGTGTTAGATAAGACATATCAATGTCTGAATCTTTCACCCGATAAAAACACTTCCTGCGACACTGGAGGATAAAACAAAGTGTTCATTGATAACGACTTTCCAAAGATTCTGGGTGCGGAACTTTACCGTCCTCACCCTGCTTACATTGCTGAAATGGCAGTGGAGCCTGTGGTGGTCCACGACTTCACCCGTCAGCCTGGTCAAACCGTTCAGTTAGACCGCTATAAGTTCTGGGGTACCCCTGGTACTAAGGACAGCCGTGAGCGCGTGTCCGACCAGACCATCGGTACGGCCAACAGCCGTAACATCACCAAGGAGAAGGTCTTGGTGGTGCTTAAGGAGTACACCGGTCCTGCGGATCCGGGCGACCCCACCCAGCCTTCGACCTTCAAGATCGCTCGTGAAACTCTGATTACCGCCCAGCGCCTGCTGCTGGACACCGGTAACCTGAACATGTTCCACCAGTCGATCGGCAGCCTGACCTTGCTCGACGACTACCGCCGCTGGCGCGACCGCGTGTTCATTGACGAACTCGCTAAAGCAGAAGCTAACGGTGCTGCTTCGACCACCCAAGGCGGTTACTACTTCGCTGGTGGCAAGACCAAGGATTCCTCTGGTCGTGTATCCTACAGCGCCACCGAGTATGGCAATGAAGTTCAGCAGTTCCAGGTTCGTACCGACCTGCTGACCGTTGTTAAGGATCTGCGTAAGCGCAACGTGCCGACCTTCGCTGATGGTCTGTATCGCTGCATCTGCGATCCTACCTTCATGATGCACCTGCGTCGTGATCCTGACTTCCGTGAGATCGCTCGCTACGCGGGTAACCCTGGCCAAGGCATGTACATGGGCAATCCCATGATGCCTAACAACGCCAGCTTCTACATGGGTCCTCAAGCTGGTCAGGGCTATTTCCTGGCTGGTGAGCCCGTGATGCCGACCGGCGTTCAGTTTGAAGGCGTGAAGTTCTTCGAGTCGACCAACTTCCCGACCAAGAACGTGACTGCCTCCTTTGACGGTGGCTCTACTTACGCTTCTAAGGAAGTGGCCCAAGGTTACTTCTTCGGTCCTCAGTCCGTTGGCGTGGGTATTGGCGGTCCTAACGCTCAGGTGCTCATCAACAACAACGATGACTTCAGCCGTTTCATCATCCTGATCTGGCAACTGTATGCTGGCTTCGAAATTCTCAACAAGGACTTTGTGACCACCGCATTCAGCTTTATCCAGGACGACGGTAACGTCTGATAATTAACCATAAATCCACAACATAGGAAAAGATAAATGACCTATTTGTCCGCTAAAAAAATCTATCCAGGTAACTGGGCAGAGCCTCTGAACGGTTGGTACAAGAACATCGATAACGATGGTAATGGTACCAATGATGGTTCCAAGGGCGGCCCCACTTCGGTGCTGGCCGTCCCTGGTTATCGCTACTTCCAGCAGCGTGGTTATGTCCCTGTGACTACCACCTCTGGTGCAGGTGCTGCCGCTACCGGCAACGTGATCGTTCCTTCGCCTTATCGCCAGGACGACACTCGCCCCGACATCACCGGCATGGTGATTTCTGGTAACGCTACCCTCCCTGCTTACGTTTATCGTGCCACCGTTTCCGTGGCTTCCGGTTGGGGTGACGGTCGCGTGGCCTCTGGCATCTACGCCGCCACTGGTAACGTTCTGACCTTCTGCCGCGATAGCAGCGGTCCTGTGTCTGCCTCTGGCGATGGTGAGGGTGTGGCCCAGGCCAACCTGACCTCCACCACTGCTGGTGCTCAGGGCGGCGAAATCTTCTTCGCTGGTGGTTCTGCTGCTTACAGCACCAACCCCTTCCTGACCGCTACCGGCGCTGCTGGCGTGGGTGCAACCAACATCTACAAGTCCATCACCGGCTCTACCACCCTCAAGGTGTTCGCCCGTGGTACCACCACTGGCACCACCACTTCCGGTGGCTGGTACATCTCCAACGATGACTCCAACGCTGGCCGCACTGGTTACTTCGTGGTTGAAGTGTGCTACATCCAACCTGATGAAGCACCTGGCTACGAGGATATCGACGGCTACCTGCTTGGTCGCACCGTTAGCTGATTGAGTTAAACTAGGACCAGTAAATAACTGGTCCTATGACAACTCTTCCAGCGATGCTTTTTCAGCATAAAAAAACTGGGGCTCGTGTCAAAGTTGTAAGTGAATGGGATAACGGCGATTGGTTCATGGTCGAAGATCAGGACGGTCGCCTTTTCACCGTTTATAAAAACGAGATCGAGCCCGACGAAGCGGCAACCAAAAAGGTTCAGACCCTTCAGGTAAAAGATAAAGCAGCAAAGGAAGAGCCTCGCACTTTCCCCCCGGACAACCGTTTAAATATCAATGGCGCTACCGCCCAAATGATCGCTGATCATATTAAGGGTATCGGATTGAAAACAGCCCGTGAGATTAAAGATCTTCAGATGTCCTTATCGGGTGAAAGGTTCAACAATCTCGAACAGTTAAGGCAAATTAAGCGTGTTGATTGGGATGCTGTTCTTGCCGCTGATCTTATTCGCGTCTGATACACTCATCTCCTCCTCAAGCCCCTGGGAAACCGGGGGTTTTTCAGTCTTAAAATAAAAAGAAAAAGATATGGCTACGGGTCCAGCTCTATACCTAGGCAAAGTCGGAACCACAGGAACATCCACTGGTCCACACGCTCACTGGGAAGTCATGAAGGATGGGAAGCGCTTTGCGCTCTCTCAGGCTCGTAGTGACATTGGTCAATATCTACAATTTAAAAAACCTGGCTCCACAATCTGGGAGAATCTTTATTCCAGGCAGGGAGATAGTTTTGCTCTGAATCCAGGCGCAGATCTCAATAGCCCGATGGGTATGAGAACGCATCCGGTGTATGGCGATCAACGCCTTCATGGGGGAGAAGATTATGCGTTACCAGAAGGAACTCAACTGCGTTTCCTTGGCCCTGGTTCCGTTGCAACTTATTCCAATCGTGGTGGTGCAGGTAATGTTTCCAGCCTTCGTACTGGTCCCTACGAACTCCAGACGTTTCATTTGAGCGAGCTTCCAGGATCTTCAACAACCCGTGGCAAATACCCAGAAAAAGAAGAGGCAACCACAACGGAAGAAAGTCAGACAAGCTCAACTTCGTTTGATGATTTGTTGAATAGTTACTTAGAGAGACAAGCTATTGATCAATTTGCACAGCAAATGTTCCAACCCAAGTCTTCTCGACTTTCTCAATTTGCTCAGTTATTGAATATGTTTCCTACGGGAGCAATGTATAACCCTCTGGTAGATGCGCCAAGACAGCAGCAGCAAGGCTGATAATTCAGTTCCTTTATAATGAAAAACATACGGAAATAAGCGGTGCAGTTATCCGACTTTGATAAAAGTAGGGTCCGGTATCACCTGGGCTACTTCACGGTTTCCGTGCCAGCGGGCGATTATGCTCGCCTGGAAGAGGCAATGAATACGGTCCCAGATTCGTACTTCTACGACAAGATCGCTATTCAAATTGGCCGTTGTGATACCGCCGAGAAAAAGACAGAAGTTGCAACTTCTCCTTCTACTCGGTTAGAAAGCATCGCTGGCGACGTGGATCGTACGATCCGCTCCAGTAACGCTAAAGAAGCGTTAAAGGTTTGGGACGAGGTTTACCTCTACGAAACCAACCGTTTAGCCGGCATCCTTTACGTTCCAAACTATAAGGATCCGTTCCAGGCCAGGTACCGTTACGAACGCTCTGGTGCTGAATTCATCCAGGCATTACCTGGTCCCGCCGACACCGCTGTTGGTTCTCGTCTCTATCTACATCAAGTTTGGAGGTAATTATGGCTGACATTTTCCCGCGTCCTTTTGGTAATCCCTTTGGGGGGATTCTTGGAAACGAACTGGCTTATATGGGAAGAGCCCTGAGTCAAGGACGTATTCCTTATGTCGCTCCCCCTTCTACGTTGAAGCCACAACAAACAGCCCAAGAAACTGGGATGTATGGCCGGTACGTTCCTGGTACACAACAGAGCCCCATCCAAAAACCACTTGGTGGTGCCCCTGAAGAACGTGCACTTGCCGCTGAAAAGTCTCGGGTTGCTCAGCTGACTGCTCAAGATCCAGAACTGAAACGTTACGAAGAAGCAAGTAAGAAGGCCAAGACGCAAGAGGAAATGAATGCCGCTCGGGATATCGGGATGGCAATCTGGGCGCGTGCTAATCCCAAGCTCGCTGCAAAAGTAAAGCCTGGTCAGTCTGGTTACGAAGTAATCCAGAATGAAATCAACGCTGGACAAATGGGTCCGGTCCTGGATCTTCCTTTTGATAGCACTAAGCCATTCAGCCCAACTCCAATTCCTCCTGAGCAGCGCTCTGTTACTTACGAAGGCGTCCGTCCTGTATCCCTGGGTGAAGTAACCCCAATTACTGGTGGAGGCTTCCCAACTCAACAGTACGCCGCCTTTGATCGTTTCCGTCAAGCCATTGCTCCCGGCCCCAGCTTCCAAGGTTCTCCCCTTGGCACCGCTTCTCCATTAGTCGGCAATCTTTCTTACACCGGCTCAGTGACGCCGATTGGTACTGCCGTAGAGGAAGGTGATTTCCGTTCCGCAAAAGCCCAGCAGCTTGCAGAAGCATTTAAGAAAGCCCGATTCTCTAGCTGATTCGGGTACATTGGCATTGCTCAGCATGTAAGTCCAACCGACTGGATACGAATCTTTTGATTCACGGAGGCCAGTGTTGTTGCTTTAGAACCATGATTCTTTGTCCTAATTTCGTCAAACGCCTGACCACTAAACTCAGTTTGGTTGTTGCATTACAAACTGTCTTTACTCCTGGTCTCCGCGCAGAGTCGAATTGGGTAGGAGAATAACGAAGTAAACGCCATGGCTACACCGCGAGTTGGTACTCTTTCTTCAGCTGATCGGATGGCAATCTTTGATGCCGCCCGCAAACTAAAGCTGGATCCTTATGAATTTGGTGGATTCCTCTCCCTGGAATCAGGTCCAAATATGGATCCAAACATCCGTGGTGGTGCCGGTGGTAAATACTACGGCATGATTCAGTTTGGTCCTTCTGAACAACAGAAGTACCTGGACTCTTCTCGCATGGGCCAATACACCCGTGCTGAGCAAGTACCTAAAGCTGTTCAATTTTTGCTTGATCGAGGTTTCAAGCCCGGTCAGATGGGAATTGATCGTGCTTATGCAACCGTTTTAGGTGGTAACCCGAATGTTTCTTTGACAGCCAAAGATTCATTTGGTACTTCTGTAGCAGGTGCTTTGCCACGTTTCAAAAAAGGTGGTGATCTGTACGCCAACGCCCAACGTGTTTTGGGTGATCTCCCTTCTGGTTTTGGCGCACCGCCGGCAGATGTTGCAGCCAAACAACCACAAAAGAAGCAAGAGCTTGCAGGTCAAGATCCAGCGTTGCTAATGATTGCTCAGCAGTTGTTTGCGCCACTGGTTAAACCAGCCGCCTCTAGTCCCATAAACAAGCTTACGAACTTTATGCAGCTCTTTGGAGCCATGGGACAATAGCTTATAATGACTATTAAATAGGAAGCAGTAAAGTGTCATCTACAGCCACTAATAAGCAGCCACTGTTAGTTGACCGTCCCCTGGTGGATACGGTCCGAGTGACGACTCAGACGGTTGGTACGCCTACCACTCTGTTTGTGCAGGGTGGCCAGGCTCCTTCCGTCCTGGTGGATATGGATGCCGCCCTGGAAGAAGACAACAATAATGGCGGCGTTATCGATTCGATCTCTATCGTCCGCAACGATTACTATCGTGATGCGGACTATGTTATTTCCAGCGGCACTTCTGGTACTGTTATTTCGCTGACCAGTGGTCAGGTCGTTCTCGTCTTTGATACTGGCGTTGTTACAACCCCGGCGGCTAGTGGCTTTGGTTACTACACCTACACTGGTACAACCACGCTGACCGGTGTTAATACCAAGCTTTTATATTCTGGTGGTACCTCCAGCGGTTTTGCTTACAACGGTGTGAACTACGGCTACCAGCCGGAAGTGACTTTTGTGTTTTACCACACCCGTGGCACTACCCAACCCATTCCCGCATCGGGCGACTACCGGGTTCTGTTCGCCAAACAAGTCCCTGCCAACACTCAGCGTGTTGACTGCTCGGACGTGATGCCTGAATTAGCAGCTCCTACTGTGTCTGCTGGCAACACCACTGGTCTTGGTAACGGTACCCCCCTCCGCAACCGTGGTATTTACCTTGAGCGTGGCGACCGTATTTATGTTGGTGTCTACGCAGACGGCGTGAACTCCTCTGGTTACATCGCAGGTGCTCACATCATTGCTCAAGGCGGGTTCTTCTGATCATGGCCAAAAGGAGCAGTAACTCCTTTGGTAATTTCAGTCAAACACCTTTCATCGAACCGGCGGGCGTCAAGCCAATCACGACTGAATTCTCCAAAGGTTCAGTTCCAGATTCTGTTTATAGTGCAAACCGTGAGTCGGCTTGGTCTCGCTGGAGGCGTGGCTTTGAAATAGCATGCGCGACGTTCTACGACAATAACTACACTTATCCATTTCAGTATCAAATCCCGGTACCTTCTGGTACTCCCAGTTCCGTTGCAAACCCTTCACCTATTATTTCTGGAACGTTTGTTGGGTTTCCAACCACAAACAAAGAAATGGGAATGCACTGGGCTGGCTGGCGTTACGCCGGGTCCATGCGTAGCGATAATTTAACAGATCCAAGTTCTGGCAAAAAGCTTTACATTGAATCCATTACAGAAGACGCCACAAATTGGTACGTCAAACTAGCGGGGAACTGGAGCACAAGCAATCCACTTCCACCGCCTTTTTATGTTGCTGTTCCAGGTATCCCAGGCGGTCTTAAGCCACTTAACAGCGAAACCCTGGAAGACCGCATTATTACTCCAGGTGGTGCCATTATTGACCGTGATTCAATTGATCCTACAACTCAAAAAAGATACGGCTATATCCAAGCCGTCTTGGTCGATACAAACCCATTTACTGGAGTTTTGACTGTTCGCAAAGCAGGCTCAGTTCAAACAACTCCAGATAAAGAGTATTTCACACCGTCTCCCCAACCTTTTGCTGTTGGGCGTTACTTAATTACCGGCGCTCGCTTTTGTTGTTCATGTCAAGATTTCACGCATCGTGATTATGCATTTATGCGTGATATTTCCAAACCTACAAGAAAACGTTATCCCAGAAGTAGTGCAGCTTCTATAAAACCTGGACGATCAGAAGTAACAAAACTCAATGGGATCTTGGATAACAGCGCCATGACAAGTGCAGCTGTTAATCGAAAAATGGAAGTCTATGCCCCAGAGGGTTTTGAATTGCCGCCTACAGTGGCAAAAACCATTGTTGATCCCAATGCAGGACGTGATGATCCTGGAGTCTTCAGAGATTTTGGAGCCACTTACCTCAGGAGCAAAGGAGATCCTGCTATTCCTGGATCTGCGGCTGAAGGCATGGTTTCCTACGAGGATTACAGCTCCTCTCAAGGAGTTATCACATCATTAACGGACAATTGGGAACCGTTACTTGATGAAATGCGTTACTGCAAACATATTTACGCTCTTAAATTTGCCGACAAAACATTTCCGCCTGAACCTTCTGATTTTCCAGTACAAGAAGGGAGCATGGCTGATTGGGAACAAAAGTTAGTTGATGAAACGGAGAGTGAACAAGTTTCATTAAAAGCTTCTCTTGTCAATCGTTTTGCTTTGTCTCAAATGGATGTTCCTCCTTACAACTGTCAAGGACCAATGATGATGCCGATGATGCAAAAACTGTTTAATATCCCTGCAGACTTTGTCTTGATGCAAGGCTTTACGATGTTTGATAAGGATGGAAAACCTTACAAACCTTAACAATCATGTATACTTATATTAAGTCTCACGAGACTTATTAAAGAATCCTTTACCCCTTGCTAGCTGGTGCCACCGCTGTATATGGTGCGGATATCCAGCTCATCTCAGTTATGACTCACCAGCCGCCCCTGGATCAGCGGATTGTAGATGAGTATTTCCGCCTGGTCCTCAACCGCAAAACTAAAGACATTGCTTGGCTCTACGGTATGATTGCCACTTATGGTCTCAAGCCGGAAGAGCTTTTTAATTTTGAGTGGGGACCAGAGGACTCTGTCCTGGTACCACAAAAGAAACGTCCCGTCCGCCCACTGCATCCTCAGTGGGTCTTGTTATTTGGTCTCACAGAAAAACAGCCCTGCGTAATGCAGAGCTGCTGGGATACCCTTTGCTCTCGTCTGTACGAAGCTATGGCATACCAGGACTTTCAGCTGAACATCACTGATTTAATCCTGGCCCATCGCCTTCGGAAGGACTGCTATCGGTCCCTCAAGAAGCCATCGGCATCTTCCCTTGCTTTTGCAGGTGCTTCTTGACGGACTTGGTGTTCCAGCGGTAGCCATCACGGGAGAGGCAACCAGGGAACGCTGCGAAGTGCGGACCAAGCTTGAGAGTGCCATCATCGCGGTACTTGAATAGAGTCTTGCGGTCAATGCCCAAGATCTCTTCTGCCTTTTGAACGGACACCCATCCGTTGGTGGTGGTCATGGCGCGGAATAACGCGTGCCTCAATACCATATCCGGTGTCAAGTGCCTGTCAATACCCTTAAGGAAACTTTCATCTTTTTAGTTTGTTCGGGTAAATGTGTGTTGAATTTAGAATGAATTAACGGCAATTGAAGAGCATGTTTTGCAACGAGCACGAGCCCCTCGCCCTGCTAGTTGAAATCACGCCCAAACTTGCAAAGAAAAAATTCAGAGAAAGCATATACGAAGCTTGGCATTACAAATGCGGTTATTGCGGAGATTCTGCCACAAGTCTGGATCACATTGTACCTAGGTTTAAGTCTGGTTCCTCTAACCGCCACAACTTACTTCCTTGTTGCAGGCGTTGTAACGCCCACAAAGGATCAGAGGAAATGAAAAGCTGGTACCAAAAACAAACCTTCTTTTCTTCCGAAACCCTTGGTAAGATTGAAGCCTGGGTCAAACAAGAATCAACGTTTATTTTTGGTGAGTGCTGATGGGTATTTTTGCAGATTATGTTGATACTTATGGTGATTTAGGTAATGCGTTTGCTGGCGCAGAGCGAGCTAACGGTTTGTATGTTGACAATAATTCAGACTTACTTGCTCAATGGGAAAGCAATAAAGATAAGCCAAAATTTAGGGAAAAATATCCAACCAAAGGTTCTTACGGCGCCTGGCATTACGACACCTACGGGAGGAACGAAGGTCGTGAGATGTTTTACCACACGATGGTAAAAGATCCAGGAATAGGCACTGTGTATTGGGATCGTTACGTTGATAACAACTCAGCCGTAAACAAGGCTTGGCGTGATGCCGGCCAACCAGATAAAGCTTCCTTTGGAGAAAGATACTGGAATCGAACAGGCAAAGCAAATGGCGACCTAGTTCCCACTCGTGTTCAGGGTATGGAGGGTTGGGGCCAAGCCCACTGGGAGACGTATGGAAAAAATGAAGATCGAATTTTAGAAGGAGCTAAGATTTCCGTCGACAATAATGGCAACGCTTACTTATCGGGAACGAATCTAATTGGTTCACAAGCACTGAATAGGTATAACAACGTTATTAATACTTTTAATAATGCCAAAGAAGGAACGTATAAACAAATAGTAGAAGGACTTGGAAATCAACTAAACTCTGTTCAGCTTCAAGACCTGCTTGACTACAACGGTGAAGAAGCTTTGTCAGCTTCTTACCAAAAGAAATTAACTCCTTGGGATTCAAGTAAGGGCGCTCAACCATTAACCGGTGGTTTTGATGCCAGTTATTACCGTTCTTTTACTCCAGGTGGGCAACAAGCCGAGGAACAGTGGGACGCGGCGCAATCAGGGATAAGTATAGGAGGTATTTCGATTCCAGACTTGGATATAGTTGGACGCTTTAGTCCTGATACGTATATGCATTGGCATTACACGACTCAGGGCAAGGCAGCTGGATACCGAGGAAATGAAGCTCAATACGCGTCGCTTTCCGATGAATATCAAGAGTATTTAACTGATGCCGAGTACGAACTTTATCGCGATAAAGTCCTTGGCGGTGGAGATGAAACTATTCTTGGCAAAAAAGTAAGCACTGAATTAACAGCAAAAGAACAGCAAGTTCAACAGCAATTTGGTTCACTAACGACTGATTCTCTCAAGAAAGCTGCAGATGAACTTGTCAAAGCCAAACGACAAGAACGCGACTTAGATTTCTACCGAAATCTTGAGGGTTTTGATGAAGTTCTTACAATCAACGAAACAATTGCAAATTCACTCCTGGGAGATAGCGGTATTGGTGGTATTCTTGGCTTCGTCACAAATCCGGTCAAAGCTCAAGAAAGTCTTGAGAAAAGTCTTGCCAGTGCAACGGGCATTCCAACTTTTAACGGCGTCACTTATAACTGGCAGAAGTGGTTTGATGAGCAGCTCGCTGGTAATTACGAAAAAGGTATTACGGTAGCAGATCCTCTTGATCCAAATAAAACATATCAATTGACGGGTGATTTTGCTAAACGTTACATCGATGAATATTTGAAACCTCGTTTTGACAACTCAAAGTCGATGAGTGAATTCATTTCAACATTGGAGTTGCAGCAGCAAGATAAAAATGTTTTCGATGTTCAGACAGCTTTAACAAAACTAAAAGACATTGCTGAAATTAGAGCACAAGCTTATTTGGACGATGTGTATTCCAAAGACCCGCTTAATTTTAATGCCGATTTTTACATGAATCCATCCGGCAACTTTGAAACGGATGATCCCAAAATTGCTAAATACAATGAGCAACGAGATCAAGTTGCTGCTGATTGGGAAACAGCAAAACGTAATGGCTCAAGTGTTGTCCCAGGTACCAATTGGACCTGGGATCAATGGGCATACCATTACGGCCTGGATGTTAACGATAAAAATCAATTTGCTCAACTACATTATCAAGTACTTGGTTCATCCAAAGGATTTGATCCTGCTCGTGATGTCCTGACATTGAAGGACGCCACTGATTACATCAGCACAAAGATTCTTCCTGAAATTGCCGCCAAGGATATTGACTTGGCAGACGTTCAGTTCTTGCAGTTTGTAACACCTGAGGAATTTGCCGATAGTGTTATTGAAGGCGTCAGCCCTGAAACAAATAAAGCTGAGTGGGACAAGATGCTTGGTACGCTTGGAATTGCTGGCGAGGGAATGGGAGTTGATGAAGTTAAACAATACATCGCGGATCAGTTCCGCACTGGTAACGCTATCAACATTCGTCAGTCCATTAAATATCTCAATGAAAAAGGAAAGACACCAACACAAAAAGAGCTAGGCGTTGAGTACATTCAACGTGAATCAGACGCTGCTCCTTCTACGTCTCCTTATGCCACCACCCTTTACAAGATCTTTAAGAACGCTGGATACCAGGGGAGCGAAGATGACTTCTACGGCAGCTTCATGACCGATGTAGACAAGGGTGAAATGCAACTCCTGGAGCAAGGGGCATCTGAGAAAGGCTTACAACTGGGCGGTGCTTACGCCGGACTAACCAGTGACGATCCATTCCAGGCTCTTAGTTCCATGAGTGGTCTATTTGGCGACGCAACCACAACAACAACTACGTCTGCCGATAGCACCAAAACGGGTTCTGTGTCTTCCGGGTCTAGTTATTTTAAACTGTTAAATGATGAAGAAGAGCCAACTAAATCTGCTAGCGCTCAAAAGATTCTCGGTGAATTTACTTCCCTCTTTAAAGGGTTCACTTGATGGCTGACAAACACCGTAAAGCTGCTGGTGCAGCCAAGATTGCTAAAGACAAGATGGCTTGTAATAAACCACAGAGGACCCCTGGTCACCCAACCAAGTCGCACGTTGTGAAAGCTTGCGAGGGTGGAGAAGAAAAGATCATTCGTTTTGGTCAGCAGGGCGTCGAGGGTGCTGGTAAACACCCCAAAACAGAGAAGGATAAAGCACGTAAGCGTTCGTACTACGCTCGCCATAACGCCCAGGATCCCAATCCTGACAAGATGTCAGCACGGTACTGGAGCCATCGTGTGAAGTGGATGATTTTAAGTGGTATGATAATCCCAGAGTTTTTACACGTATGTCTTCACGCTGGAACTACGTTGACGTAACTTGCGAGCAATGCCCTGCAAAAAAATCAATACGAATTGATCAGTACAATCGCAAAGGTAAGAAGTGGATTTGCCGTTCTTGCGCTTTTACTGGTAGAAAACTGGAAATTAAAGAGCCTTCGGCAAAGCATGATCCAAAGAAAATAGGAGCATGGAAAAGCTATTGGAGGGCTAAAAAAAGAGTCAGAGATAACCACCACAATGCCTATGGAGACGTTTGTTTTAAATTTGAAAACTTTCAGCAGTTTTGGGACGAGCTAGGCGAGAGACCTGAGGGTAAAAGTCTGGACCGAATTGATCCATGGGGTCACTACGAGCCTGGTAACGTTCGGTGGGCTACTCATGTAGAGCAATGCAACAATAAAAGGAAGCAAAAACCCAAATGCCGCTAAACTGCGTAGGCTGATTCCTTACCAGCATGGCAAAACCAAAGTCCACTGCAATTCGTCTTGAGTCCAAGCCCAAGAAAACTCGTCAAGGACAAGGCCGTAATTCTTTAGCTAATCACGGCCGTAAAAAAATGAGAGGTCAAGGCAAGTAAAAATTATGTATATTGAGGGTAA